CTACTCTCCCTCGGCGTGTCGAAGGCGCAAAAAATGACTAAAGAACTGAAACTTTCGCACGGTCTATACATAAGCTTAGCACTCCGTGGCTTCAGCTTAACCTGCAGAACATGTGACAAGCCACTGGAAATAGGAGACACCATCATCTCACGAGCAACTAAAAATGGCAGATGGGGAAGTTACAAGACCGTTCATTATCACTTGGAATGCTGGAACAGCCTCTTCCACTAGGACCGAAACCATGACTGAAAAACCCAAACTAATCATTCCCAGAAGCGAACCAGAACCGCACTATGAACTGCACTTCGACGATCACGTTGACTTCGTAACGTTGGACGGCAAACTGCTGCTCAGAAGCAAGGTTGAACAGTACCCATGACATGTTTTGAACACTTGAAAATTCAGAAATTGCACATCGAATCCCTCAAAACCTTAACCTTTGACCAGCTTATTCAGATGGCGTGCGAGTTCGAACTCGAAATCAACAGGGCTAACCAATCCAAAAACCCGCAAGTGCAGAAAGCCCTAGAAAACGCGTCCGAACATATTCCTCATATTGTTGAGTGGTTAATCACGGCAAAGAAGGATTCTGCTAAATGATTTGGGTTTGTTGGAACTGCAGAAGCTATAATCTGCCAGAGTTTAGAACTTGCTGGAAATGCAAAAAGGACAGTGAAAACAAAACACAATGACTGAACAAAAACTAGCACTACCACTGCTTCTAGTCTCTGAATTAAAAATGGCACAGAATGGCACACCTAAGAAAATATCACGGCAAGAAAAAATTGATGCGTTAGTTACTATCATCTTCAAGGGCGAAACCAATTTCACAAAAGCCTGCCAAAAAGCAGGATTGCCCAGACGTACAGGTTATCGCTACTGGAACAAGTGGAAACAGTCTGAAGAGGTGCAGCAAGTCGACTTGGAATGGTGGGCCCTAGCCAACAAACTCAAAGACGAATATCCAGAAAAAGCGTTTGAAGGTTTAACTCGCCTCAAAACCAAGATGATACCTACCCAACTTAACATAGAAGAAACCCAAAAGTTGACAGTAAATGTCCGTGTTAGAAAATCGCTTGAACAATACGCAGTCCTATTCCGAAGAAGAGAACAGACAGCGCCAGACTCTCCTACAGGAAACAGTTCTGAACAACAAGTACATACCACACCAACCAACACTTAAACAAGCAGAATTCCTGACAACGCCAAACCGAGAAGTCTTCTATGGCGGCGCAGCAGGAGGAGGCAAATCAGACGCACTACTAATGGCTGCCCTCCAATTCATACATGTACCACAATACGAAGCCATCCTGTTCCGCAAAACCTACCAAGACCTATCTCTTCCTGGCGCGCTAATGGAACGAAGCATGGAGTGGCTAGGAGGAAAAGCCAAATGGAACGGTTCAGACCACATCTGGACATTCCGTTCGGGAGCACACCTTAGTTTCGGATACTTAGACACGCCACAAGACAAGTTTCGTTATCAGTCGGCCGAATTCCAGTACATCGGATTCGACGAACTTACACAACTTACAGAAGATCAGTACAGGTACATGTTTAGCCGCTTAAGAGGACGAAGCGATCTACCCTTACCATTAAGGATGAGGTCGGCAAGCAACCCTGGCAACATAGGCCACGACTGGGTGAAACGCAGGTTCATAATTGAAGGCCCGACGTATAACCGAGTGTTTATTCCTGCTAAACTAACTGACAATCCCTATCTTGACCAAGAACAGTATGTTTCGAGCCTCAGCGAACTTGACCCAATCACGAAAAGACAGTACCTTGACGGCGACTGGACGGCGCGGCACGGCGGCAACATCTTCTTGCGGGAATGGTTCAAAATCGTGGCCGAAGCGCCCGCAGACCTAAAGCTTGTTCGATATTGGGACATGGCTGCGACTGAGCCGAAGCCGAACACGGATCCAGATTACACGGTAGGCGCGTTGGTTGGTGAACAAAACGGAATATACTATATCATTGATGTCAGACGAGTCCGATCTAGCCCACCAATGGTTGAAGCACTCATAAAACAAACCGCGCAGCTCGACCCTGCAGGAACAAGAACGTTCATGGAGCAGGAACCTGGCAGCAGCGGCGTCGGACAAATCGACTACTATGCGAGACAGGTCCTGCAGGGCTATAGTTTCTGGGGAATCAAAAGCACAGGTCCGAAAGCGGAGAGGGCTGTGCCTGTGAGTAGCGCGTCCGAAGCTGGCAACGTGAAGCTCAAACAAGCCCCGTGGAACGGCGCTTTTCTAGACGAGTTTGAAGCGTTCCCGCAGGGCGGACACGACGACATGGTGGATGCGGTGAGCGGCGCTTTTCTGCAGTTGCGTAAGCCAAGTTCAAACCCAAGTTTCCTGTTCGGATAGATGAAACATGCCGAATCCTAAAGGCATAAAATACGTGAAGGACGGAGGCCTAATCATTCACCCAGACGCCGCCCTCGACACCACAGAAGGCAGCAGCATAAAAATCCCGCAGGTCGACACCGCCTTAGGCGCAGGTTTCGGCGACACTATAGCCGATGGAGATCGAGCGTTCGCGGCATCACGCGAACCCGTAGCCCACTTCTTAACGTACGGCGTAGCCGCTGACGTCACGGACAAATGGTTTAAAATCGACGATCCCGACACTGAAGAGGCTGACCCCGCGCTTGACAGGACAGTTCAAGACGCTCTTTCACAATTAAAATTTAAAACGTGCCTCACCCAAGCGTTAGAGTCGGAGCGCATCTACGGCTGGAGCCTCATTGTCGGCGGCTTCGACGACGTGCAAGACATCAACAAACTGGCATCTCCGCTTAGGCAGGGCAGCCAACTGCGGCAACTCGCTGTTTATCCAAGCACGAAAGACGGGTACAAAACCAAGCAGGCCGAAGTGGACAGAAAAGACGATGATCCTTCAAGCATCCGATTCGGCGAACCAACAGTCTACAGGCTTGACAGAGGTTCAGGCAACTACCTATACGTGCATTACACGCGTGTCTGTAGAGTAGCAACACGCAGTGACGAATCAAGCGTGCTGGACCCAGTTTGGGATGACCTGAACTGTGGAAGAAACATAAGGTGGGGCGCCGCGCAGTGGATGTACAGGAACGGCGGAGGCTTCCCGGTGCTAGAGTTTCCAGCAGGCACCACCGTTGACAAACTCGAAGAGTACGCTGGAAGCGGAGCATTCGCTGACTTGATGAGCCGCACCTACATTTGCACTGCCCAGAACAGCGCAACAGAGAACAACGGCATGAAATTCCATTTTGAAGGCGCAGCAAGCGCCGTCCTTGATCCGACAGCATTCTTTAGAACAAACATTGAACAGGTCAGCATCGCCACAGGTATTCCTCAGCCTAAACTCGTCGGCGCGCAGGCTGGCGCGGTGACTGGCAGCGAAGTCAACATGCAAGACTACTACAAAGTAATCAGCAGAATCCAATCGGGCCTTGAGGACGTTGTGCGTTGGGTCGTTGACAAACTTGCTGATTCAAGTCAGTTAACACTAATCAAAACTGGCAGCGATAAGGATGGCAAGGTTAAACGGCTTTTCAGCAGGGTTTTCAGCGATTACCGACATAAAACAGCAAAAACTTACACGATAGAGTGGAACAGCGCGTTTGAACTGAGCAGTTTGGACGAGGCGAGGGTCGAGCAGCTTCATACTCAAGCAAACCAGTCGAAGCTTGACTACATGACTGTCGATGAGGTGCGGGCCGAAGAGACTCTTGACCCGCTGCCAAACGGTGAAGGCGCTGGCCTCAAAAAGGCCAGCCTGAACCTGTTCGGGCAGGGACAGAAGGGCAGTCCAGACTTGGAAACCAACGACAAGTTCCTCGTAGTAGATTTGAATAGGAAGCGTAAAGATGTTGAGGGCAACCCAAGCGGTTCAGGTGTTTCGGGATAGCGCAACCCGCATTTTCATGGAGACGCCCCTGACGTTCTTCAGCGTGCTTGACGAGTGGCTGTACATCGAAATCAGCGACGGCAGGCTCTGCGAGACTTGCAGGGCAAACGCGTGGGTGGAGAACGGCGTTTACCGGGGACACTACTTGAGACGGTTTTTCCCCTCTCTTGAGATTCAGGACGAAAACGTGATTGCGGTTAATGAGCATCCTAACTGTCGCTGCGTCCTAGTGCGGATTGCGAAGGCAGAGGAACTGTTCAAAAAAATAATAGGTGAAACATGAAATGCCATTCGGAGAATATTTAGACTTTGAAGATTGCATAGCCAAAAACAGCGACAAAAACAATCCCGAAGCGTACTGCGCAGAAATAAAAAGGCAAATCGAAGGCGACAAACAGCGCAGAGTAGGCTTCGACAAAGCCGTGCTGGACGACAAGGTCCTGCTTGACGACAAAGACTTTCTCGTGATGCCCGCAGTCATAGCCAGCGAAATCGTCCATGAATACCCCGAGGGCATGGCGTACAAGCCCGGGGACGAACTTGAAAAAGCCGCGTGGACGGCTGAGGGCAGATGGGTCAAAATCCTGAGCCACCCAGACAGCGCCCTGTTGCAGAGGGCAAGCGACATCTACGGCAAAATTGAGAACGTGCACTTCGCAAAGGATCTCTTAGAACCCAAAACCAAGCGTCCGATGCGAAGGGGCATACGAGCAGACATTAAATGGTTCAAGAACCGAGTGCCGCAAGACGTGTTAACGAAGATTCGAGAAGGTAAACTGCGAGACGTTAGCATAGGGTTCACTTACGAGGAAGACAGGACGCCCGGCGAATGGAACAGCCAGAAATACGATTACGTGCAGCGCAACATCTTCATTGACCACGTTGCCGCGCCAATCGAGGCGGGACGTTGCCCTGGGCCCGTCTGCGGAATCGCCGTTGACAGCGTAGTGCAGAACGACTTGGAATGTCCAGTGTGTTTGAGCATG